AGGTTCCATGGCGCGACGATACTCTTTGATGGCGTCGTACCCACCAACCGTTGCGCGCAGCTGATCAAGGTTGTGCGGATCAAGCACCTTGCGCGTTTCTGGATTTGCATTTGAGCTGTGTAGCACCTTCTGCGAGTACATCGAAACGCAGGTCGCCACTGCGCGATCATAGGCTTTCTCGATCTCGAAATCGATCGGCTGCTCATCAAAGGTGCGCGATCCCAGGTAGCTTGGCTCAGAGACAAAGAAGAACCGCTCAGCCATACCAGATCCATCGGACTCCTTGAGGATTCGGGATGCAGCGCCGTACTGCGCGATAATCGACACGGTGCCGTTAGCGATACCGCTGAATGCCTGGCGCCCGCTACGCATGCCGGCCACTCTCTCACCACCGTACCCCTTCAAGACAAGTTCGTTAGTGCTTGCAAATGCCGATGGTCCAGGGAAAAGCGATGTCAAAATAGACTTTTCATCCGATGCAATGACAAAGCGTCCCTCGGACAGTCCAGACATATGCTTGTCCATGGATGCAGTTGTCGCATCGGTGGTCGAAACAAAGCCAGGTCGCAACCAGCTATACAGCTCTGGGTCACCCTCCTTAGCCTCGCGCAACTTACCAAACACCACAGAGTTATGCTGGCTCATGCGTTCCAGATAAGTGTCAAGCGCATAACCCAAGATTCGGCTCTTCTGAGTTGAAGGCGGCTGCTCAACAATGATGTACATGCCAATCGGGATCGACTTCTTGAACCGATACTGAACAGCAAAGTTGCAAGCCGCTGCTGCGCTGGCGCAGCCCAGGAAAGACATGAAACAACTTGCCTCGGGGAATTCCAGCGATTGAGCAACTTCGATTGCATACCGACCAATCACCGTATCCCTGAGCGAATCAGGCAGACTAATAAACTGATCGACAAATTCCACGCTTGGCAGCGATTCTGGTTTATTGACGTACTTCGGTTTTGGCGCCTTAGGTGCTGTAGCACGATTAACCACAACCGGCTTGGCATCAACCAGATCTACCGATGCCAGGTGGTCGTAGTAGTTGCTATCGTGCCGAGGCTCTTCGCTAAACAGGTGTACCTCAAAATCCTCTTCAACCGGCATAACGTCTGAGTAAATATCCAGCGGTACTTCTTCGTATTGTGGTGGAGCGTCCAACAACCTCTCATGCTCGCCCATATCACTTGACCCTCGTCATGCAGTATTCTTCACCGCTTTTTCTCATTGAAAGCTTGAATCCCGTTCCGGTGCGTTTGCCGTAGCCATTAGCGGCATTTTGCGCGCTCTCAGCATTGGCAATTCCCTTGACGATGAACCAGTCGCCAACCTTCATTTTCTTGAGCTCGAACTTGTTTTTTGGCGGCTTGATAAAGCGCTCTGGAGGTGATCCGCTGCTGATTTCCATTTGAGGTCTCCTGAGGTGTTTGAGGTGCGATGAGGGTAGTTTGAGTGAGATTGAGAGTCAAGGTAATTTGTGCTGGTTTCGAGGAGATTGAGTGATTGAGTGTTTGAGATATCTCAAATATTTCGCTGTTTTTCCCCCTCAATTCTGCACACTGAGGGGTGAGTTCCCCTCAGGTCTAGGCCGCGTGGTTACTGGGCTAGAGGCCAACTGTGCAGAATGAGGGGTAAATTCGCCGTGCGCGCTCATTCTCGCAATTGTTAACAAATGCTCTCATTTGCGAATGATTGATGTTAAAAGTTAAAATGGAGTGTTTTTTTAAAATTACCCCTCACTTTGCACAGATAGCCTCCAGGCCACGTATTCCGTGGCCTGGACCTGAGGGAAAAGTTCCCCTCAGCCACCCCTCAGCACCCCTCAGATTTGTTTGGTGCGTTTGGCGTGGGTTTTAGGCTTTTGCTGTTGTCATGGCGGATGCCCGGTGCTATAGTGATTCACATCAAAACCGCGCTCAGAGGGAACGCAAAATGGCCTGGAAGAAAAACTACTCGACCGTTCGCAATGCCAGTTGGATCTGGTATCTTTTGGCTGCTTTCTGCTTCGTGCAGGCGGTGACATCTGTTACCGAGAATGGTGGTCAGTTCGGGCCTGCGTTCTTCATATGGGTGGCTGGTGCTACTGGCTTGGCATTCTCTGCTGGGCGTGCTAAGCGTAAGGCTGCGGCTAAGGTGCGTGCATAATGGCTGGCGGGCGCCCAACTATCTTCAATGATGAACTCGCTGCAAGCATTTGTGGTTTGATTGCTTGCGGCGAGTCTCTTCGTGCTATTTGCAGAATGGATGGGATGCCACCTCTTGGCACTGTTATGCGGTGGGTTGCGGAGAACGAAAAGTTTCGTGATCAATATCGCGAGGCGAAAGTTCAGTCGCAAGACGCGGTAGTTGAGCAGATATTCACTATCCTTGATGAAGCTCCTTCTGCCCACCCTGTAACTGGCGCCATTGATCCTGGGCATGTTACTTGGGCAAAAAACCGAGCTGATGCACGCAAGTGGTACTTAGGCAAGATCGCACCGAAGAAGTACGGCAAACGAATCAGCCAAGATATCGACGCAACTGTCCGCGTAACAGATAGTGGCAAAGATGAATGGTAGACCTCGCACTATTCCGCAAGCATGTTAAAGAAAATTCCCCCGCCTTCGTTCCGTTATTCCAGAACCAAAGCCGCTACCAAGTTGCATGGGGCGGTGCAGGTTCTGGTAAGTCACACATAGTTGCTCGCAAGATTCTTTACCGACTGCTGAAAGAATCTCATGTAAAGCACAATTTCCTGATCATCCGCAAAGTTGACCGAACCATTAAGCGTTCGGTTTTTACGCTTATGCGCAACCTGATCAGCCGCTGGAAGCTAACCAGCGAGTTCGACGTCAATCTCACCGACAAGACGATAATCTATCGCCCCACTGGCTCGCAGATCATGTTTAGCGGACTGGATGACGTGGAGAAGCTCAAGTCGATTGAGGGTGTTACTTCGATATGGTGTGAGGAGGCCACCGAGCTGACGCAGGAGGATTTCGAGCAGCTTGACCTTCGTCTGCGTGGTGAGCATGGCTGCCTCAAGCAAATCATCCTCACGCTCAACCCGATCAGCGAGCAGCACTGGATCAAGAAGATCTTCTTCGACAGCCCGATGCAGGGTGTCTTTACGCTTCACACCACCTACCTCGACAACGCGTTCATCGATGACGAGTACAAGATGGTGATGGAGAACAAGAAGGTCACGAATCCGCGCTATTACAACATCTACGCGCTAGGCAACTGGGGCACTGCTGAGGGGCTGGTGTTTACCCGTGTCACGCAGCGCCTGATTCGCCCTGATGAGGTAGATGGCCTGGATTGCGTGCAGGGCCTAGACTTTGGCTATACGAACGATCCCACGGCGTTTAACCAGTCCTACGTCGACATGGCCAACAAGCGCATCTACGTGTACGACGGCTTCTACGACAAGGGCATGAGCAACGCCGAGATCGCTGACGAGATCAAGAAGCTCGGCGCGCACAAGCACAAGACCACGGCGGATAGCTCGGAGCCGAAGTCCATCGACTACATCAAGGGCAAAGGCGTGCATGTGGTCGGCGCGCTCAAGGGCAAAGACTCGATCAGCGCCGGTATCGACTTCCTCAGCGAGTTCGAGATCATTGTCAACAGCCATCTGGTAGAATTCATGACAGAGTTCAACAACTACAGCTGGGCAGTCGACAAGACCACTGGTAAGCCGACCAACAAGCCAGTTGACGACTTTAACCACTTCATCGACTCTCTGCGGTATGCGATGGAGCACCTAATGAGCCGCAAGCGCGGACTTTACAGCGTAATCAAACGATAGGAGTTCGCCCATGTCCTGGTGGCGGCGCAAAAGCAAGAAGACCCCGGAAGCACAGCAACCCCGCCAGGCTGGCGCTGGACTGTTCAGCACTCATCATGACCTCGGGCCAATTGTTCCGCCTCGGATAACTGATATTGCTGCGGCGATTGCTCAGGCCGTCAATCCTCCGCACCCCAAGGGCGCTGCTGCCATGGATACAGCCATCGGTGATCGCTACCCCATCAAGCATGCACTGGCTGGCGTGCCTGAGGCTGTTGCTGGTTGGTTCCTGAGCCAGACATTCATCGGCTACCAGTTCTGCGCGCTCCTGGCTCAGCACTGGCTCGTTGACAAGGCGTGCTCCATGCCAGCCAAGGATGCCGTTCGTCAAGGCTACGAGGTGGACGTAGAGTTTGACGAGGATGATCCAGAGCCCGACGAAGAGGCGAACAAGAAGATCGCCCACAAGGCTATCAAGCGCCTAAAGGTGGTTGACCGCGACATGGATATCAAATCGGTCATGCAGGAGTACCTGCACTTCGGGCGTATCTACGGCGTGCGCGTTGCGCTGTTCGTGGTTGAGTCCACCGACCCTGAGTACTACAAGAAGCCATTCAACATTGACGGCGTGAAACCTAGCACGTATCGCGGCATCAGCCAGGTCGACCCTCAGTGGTGCATTCCTGATCTGTCCGATGCGAACCTGACTGATCCGGCTAGCATGAAGTTCTATGAGCCGAGCTTCTACACCATCGGCACCCTGGTCGTGCATCGCTCGCATCTGAGTATCTATGTGCCATTCCCTGTAACCGACTTCCTTAAGCCTGGCTATCAGTTCGGCGGCGTGTCGGTGCCTCAGCGGATCTACGAGCGCGTGTACGCGTCCGAGCGCACCGCGAACGAGGCGCCGATTCTGGCGATGACTAAGCGGCTCACGACCATGGCGCTTGCTGACGAGGCGTTTGCTGATACCGACACTCTGAAAGCTGTCATCGCTGAGTTTACGATGATGCGCGACAACCACGGGGTCAAGGTTGGCGGGCTTGAGGAGCGAATTGAACAGCACGATACAAGCCTGGCCGACCTCGATGCCGTGATCATGACCCAGTACCAGCTGGTAGCTGCTATCGCTGAGGTTCCGTCTACCAAGCTTCTCGGCACTAGCCCTAAAGGCTTCGGCGCATCCGGCGAGTACGAAGAGGCCAGCTATCGCGAATTCCTTGAAGGTTTGCAAGCCAAGTTGGACTTCATGCTGCGTCGTCATCACCAGCTGGCGATGAAGTCAATCGTTGCGCCTGAACTGGGAATTGAGCCGCTTGAGGTTGATCATCAGTGGCAGAGCCTGGATAGCCCGACTGCCGTTGAGTGGGCGGACATCGAGCTTAAGAAAGCACAGGCAGACCAGATCTACGCAACTATCGGCGCCATCGACGGCATGGACATCCGCAAGAAGATCCAGGGCGACAAGGAGTCAAGCTACTTCGGTCTGGCGGATATCGAGGATGAGGAAGAGCTTGAGCCTGAGATTGATCCTTTGACTGGCGAGCCTATTGACCCAGCGGGCCCAATTGTGTGACTATGTAGGCTCAAATCAGTTGAGAGGGTTTAGCTATGACTATGCGTGAAGATATCAAATACTGCGGTGATTATGACCTTGGCGTAATCGGTCAAAAGCTTATGATTCCGCGAGGGGCTAACAAGCCTGCCAAGCAATATCGCGAGAGGCTTCTTGCAGCTGTTGATCGGCGCGAGGGTGGAGGATCAGCATTTGGCGAATTCAAGCAAGCCGGCGAATGCTCGATCAAGACTGGCGGGCTGACAATTCGTGACTACTTCGCGGCTAAGGCTCTGGCTGCGGGAATATCCACTCTGGACATGGGGGTGGATTTTGACGAG